TGTTGTGCTACGTCTGGGTGATTGTAGTGCAAACGAACAAGTGAAGTCATTTCGTCGTGGAAGTGCGACTCCCTTTACGATTTCCAATAACAAAGTATTGTGTCTTGCAGCGATTTTCTCGAAACTCATCGTATAAGAATACTCCGTTGAACTGGTTCTTTGCGGCAAAGAGGATGACACAATATTTTAGGCTCCATATAACGGACGAAAATTGTGCTCATCAGGCGTGTAGCTGCCAGGTGGGCGCAACAGGGATACATCCTAGTACATTAGGGTTTGAATATAAGACAAATAAGGGTACTTTTACAGAGCGAACTTTATTATTAGCAGCGGAAATTTCATCATCCTTTCGTATAGAGAAAAATGTACCAGAAAGGATAAATGGAGACTCGGAAGCAGAGCGAATAAAACTTTCGATGTCAAAGAATAATACTATGGTCCCAGTCAGTTTAGGAACGCATTTTTCAGGTTCCTGGCCAGAGTCCATGTTACTTCCAGGAATAGACATTAAGGTTTTGAGGCCCTTTCTCAAGTCAGATTTTCGACATTTGTCAGAGAAATTTGGGATTTCAGCGGTATCATGGGGCTTTCTTGCAGAACATGTCTGGCCTCGGCCAAGGACTTATTTTGTTAAAAAGGGACGTCAGAAGAGAAGAATAGTCCTAAGAAATGAAGTAGATCCGATCAAGATGACTCCAGTTGAAATTCGAGAGATTGAGGAGGATTCTTGGGAAGTAGTGGAGGAGAATCAGGGAGAACCATGTGATCCAATTCCTTCCTTACAAGCGATGATTCTTAAAAAAGAAAGTGGGGTATGGAATGCCCTTGGAGCAGAAAGGGGTCGCCCATTTGTTACGGCTGCAATGGCAGATATGTTCCCCGAAAAATATCCGGATGCAATTCTTAATATGAATCGAAAGACACAGGTTCCTCCAGAAGATTTTGAGCATATTAAGAAGCATATACCAGCTGCGATAGATCTTCTTTATCATAAAATGGGAATTCATGAGTTTGGAAAGGAACCATGTATCCTTCATTTGGGGTCTTTAGATGGCATGTACCTTGGAGCTAGTAATGGTATAAATTTCGGAAAGTCTTTTGTGATAGATCATCCGGGATTTGATCACAAGATATTTGTTAGTCCAAAAGGTAAAAAAATTAATACATTTCAGTCTGATCTTGATGAGATTCTTAATTTTTTACGGACAGGTGAGAGACCCCCAGTTTACTGGAATGTGACTCCAAAAAATGAGAATTTCTTTAGCTGGTCAAAACAAGCGAGTGATAAGGAATGGGATGCATGGAAGAAGAAGGTTAGACTGTTTGTAATTCCCTCTAGCATTTTTATATTGGGGGAAAAGATGGTCTCAAATGTTCGACACTTGAAAGAAAGGGG